TTTTTTCTTCTTCAATATCAGCCTTTTTGGCTGTGTACTGCTGTATCATTTCATCAGTAATCTTTAAATTTCCCATGTTGTTCGTGATTACTGACTGCCCGGACTGACTTATAGCATCTATAAATCCCATTTCTACAGCCTTATCGGCTGTTATCCATGTTTCAGCATCCATCATCTGAATGATTTCATCTTTACTCTTGCCCGTCTTTTCGACATAAGCACTTGCTAAAGCTTCATCCCACGCTTTCAATGTCTCAGCCTGCTTGCTAAGTCGTGCGTGATTTCCGCCTGTATGACTGATTGACACATCATGTATCATAATCATACCGACAGGTGATATTGTGCTTTTGCCTGCCATTGCAATTACAGATGCGGCAGACGCCGCCAAGCCTTCGACCTCAATATCTACATCATTGCGATTCCTCAAAGTCGAATAAATCTCCTGGCCTGCGAGCACATCGCCACCGCCCGAGTTTATTTTGACCTGCAACCTGTCACCCTTCGGCATTTCTTCAATCGCATCGATTACATCCTGCGGTGTAGTACAGTCATAGCCGAACCAGTCGTATATTTCTTTCATGTCATTACTGACAATGTCGCCTTTAATCTTTAGTATCATCTTTGTCCTCCTTTCCGATATTGTATGCAGCACCGACATCCGTGAGCGGTACATAATTTCCATTTACGATAAGCACATCGCCACCGTCCTTAGAGGGTAAGTCCAGTAAATGCCTTCCCTCATTCGGCGTATATATGCCGTTTTGCACTGCCGAGGTTATAGACTGCATTTGTGTTTCCGTATTTGCCCTTAACAGCACCTTTTCATTAAACTTGTATATAAAGCCGTCAATTCTTTGCTTATCAGTCAGGCACTTGTAATTAATTTCCTGCTCGTACTGATTGAGTCGGTACATCATTGTATCGACTAAAAAGCTAAGCTGTTGCGACTCTGAATTTGAGTAACTACTCTTTTCATAGTCATTAATCTGATTAGGCTTAACGCCGAAAGCTGCTGCAATTTGTAAAGCACTGTACTTCTTTAATTCCATATACTGAGCATCTGCTAATGTGTAAGTTAGTGGCTCCAACTTCATGCCTAAAGGCAATGCCACCACCTTACCTGCATTCTTTGCGCCTGTTAGCAAATCATTATATCGCTTCTGTAATTGACTTCTTAATTTTTCATCAAGGTCGCCCGTGTATTGCAAGACACTTGAGGCAGTCAGTCCACTTTCGTACAACTTTTCAAGATATTTCTGTGAGTATCCGGCACCATCAATCGTGCTTTTCAAGATATCCCTTACCGATATGCCCATCACGCCATCCCACGACAGCCAATTTTTTATATGCAATACATCTTCCTGCCTAAAAACAGCAGTTTCGCCATTTTGTGGATTTGTAAATTTATAGTACAGCTTGCCACGGTCGCCAAAAACTCCCACATCGTCCATGTATACAGTTACGCAATCGGATTTCATAATCCAGTACGCTGTCTTTTTTATCTCTCCCTTTTTCAGTCCGCCTTTGTAATCTCTTTGTATCCACACATAAGCATTGCCATAGTGCTGGCAATTTGCTTCCATAGTGCTCCAAAAAGTTGACGGAGTCATAACCGAATTAGGCCTGTACAGCAATATATCCGCTGTCGGTGCTCTTACCCTGCCACCCGACTCGTCTTCCTGATAGAGTTTCAGTGGCATTTTGCCCATCGTCTCAGACAAAACCTTTAGACAAGTGAAGTATGTTGTTTCCGCTAAGGCTTTCGGCTTGCCTGTGTCGATGCCTAGCCACTGCAGGAGCCTTTCACTTGCCGTGTCCACCGACTCGGGCATAAGTAAATTTTTTAAGCTGTTAAAAAATCCCATTTAACCTGTCATTCCTTTCAAAAAATTCTCTATATAGTCGTTATAGCTTTCTGACTCAAAATCGTGATATAAAGCCAACTTAAACGCCCCCAAAGTTGCATCCACCGGGTCGATTCGCTTTGTGGTTGCATCTTTATCTATCTTAATCAAACCGTTATTAGTCCTTGTAACAGCATTTGACATTGCGTAATTAAAAAGCGGGTTATGCAGATATACCACATTACCCGAATAAACTTGTTCCCTAAAACCTCGAGTGCTTTCATTCAAACTTTTATGGCTTTGGTACACTTCCTCGACTGTATAGCCTTCATCTGATAAGTCCATCATTAGCTTTGAGGCATTAGCCGGATCAAAACATAAGCACTGAATATCAAGCTGATACTTTTCGCATTCGTCAATTACATAACGCATTACAGTAGCTTGATCAACTATCGGAGTATTGGTCAGTGTTAAGTAGCCTAAACGCGCCCAAGCGTCATATGGCACTTTGTCTTTTATGATGTGTTCCCTCAGCTTGTCCGCTGTCGGGATAAAGCTGTGTGTCCATACGGCATAGTTTATTATCTTCTTGTTGCTACTATCCAATTTATCGATCTGAAACGGTACGACAAAGGCGACTGATGTAAGATCGATTTTTGACGACATATCAAAACCGACATACACAGGTCGTCCTTTTAAGTCGATAGGCAATTCCTTGACTTCGCAAGCTTTCCACTTTTTCATGTCCATGTAGCCGTTGTTTGATGCCGACACCCAAATATTTAATACCTTCGTCATGAAAGCAATCATTTTTTCGGGTATCTGTTTAGCAATCTCATAATCTTCAGCTATCTTTTTGATACCCTCGTCATAAAAGGCTCTTATCGGGTTTGCTTTTTGCCATGTTTCCAACGCTCCCGGATCGTCGCCCTTATCAGCTTCGCAAATGTCGATAAAGTATTCGTCATTTTTTACATCAACATCAGGATCTAAAACCTTTGAGCAGTAGTCATATTCTTGCGTGTAGCAAGGGTAGGTTAAATCCTTGCCAGCTGTGGTTATTATCGTCAACATTGGCTCTTTTGTATTTGAACCAAGCCCTAAGTCGTAAAAATCCGTTGTCGGGTGTTGGTGGTATTCCAATTTGTTATCTTATCGGCTCTTTATCCGATAATTCTTATAGTTTCCTATAAGTTCAGACTATATTTTCACATTAAAAAAGCACCCTTCTAGGATGCTCTTATGTGTCGGAGGCTCGTGGCAAGATTATCGCTCTCTTAACGCTCACTTGCTAGTCGTTACAAACATATTTGATTATATGCTCTCGGTATTAACATGAACCATTTTACAATATTCTGTGACGGTAGTTCTATGTAATCCTAGTTCCTTAGCTATGTCTTTAACTTGCACTCCGTCAGCCCTCTTTTCGAGGCATAGTTTTATGAGTTTTTCTTTATGCTTGTTAAAAAGGTCTGTTGTGTACCTTGCATAACTCGTTCTAGATATTCCATATTTTTTTATTATTTCATCTCTTGGAATTCCTTTATCAAAGTCACTTCTAACATTTTTTATTATGTTTTTTCGCTCCTCTTCGCTTGCCGAAAATCTTGCTTTTTTCTCCGCAATCTCTTCTCTTTTTCTTCTTCGCTCGCCATCAATACTCTTTTTAATGTCGGTATTTAATTCGGGTAAAACCCACCCCCAATTTTTGGCTGATGCAATTTTGTTTATTGTTGAAATAGTAACTTTGTACTCTTTCGCAAGCTTTACTTGTTGCTCTCCTACCGATAATGCTTTTTTTATATTCTCAACATCATTTACCGTTAGCTTGTCGCTACTCGCTCTGTTGTGAATCCTCATCCATTCAACAAATTCTGACGAATGATGCTTTCCAAACATTGGATTGCCTTCACCTTTTCGTGCTTCCTTTGATTCTTTGCACCACTCTTGACCTTCCGAGCCACCACTCTCTCGATTGTAGCCCTTTGCTCTGTTTGTAGAATCAAGCTCTTCAATCCAATACTGTTCTCTTTCGTCCAATTCCCTTATTTCGCACATCTCAATAATCTGAAAATCCATGTGTTCCTTGTAGAGATTGAACGCATTTTGTAGGTATGTGTTTTTATGAATTCCAAATTTTAAGAGCTTTTTATGGTCTCTAATTCTTCGTTTTACATCTACACTCTGCCCGATGTAAACTTTTCCGTCATAAGTGTTTT